TACTCATCCGAGCTAGGGTCAAATCCCTCAACTTGGATCAACTGACGATGAATTCCCCAAGCGGCGTGGGTCATGACGTTATCTCGCCCGTACCACTTGTTTCTCTCAGCCCATTCCTCGACGCGAGGATCGACCTGACGCGGCTGTTGCTGGACAGGCTGTTGAGCCGGCTGCTGGGCCGCCGCCTGTTGCTGCGCGGCCCACGCTGCTCGCTGCTGGTTGGCCTGATCGATCTGGTTCTGCTCGTACGTCAGAGACGCCAGGCGCTGCTGGGCCTCAGTCTCCGTATCCACGTCGCCCTCTTCACGAGCCTTGCGGATAATCTGCTTGAGCGCCACGACCTGCGTCTCAACGCGGCCCTTGGCCTCCGTCAAACGCTCTTCGTCACTCCTGAGATACTGCTGCTCAAGCTGCTGCGCACGAGATTGCACCTGCTTGGCATATTCCAAGGCCGCCTGCTCACGGCGCTGCGTCTCGCGCAGGCGCGCGGTCAGCTTGTCGATACGCTTCTTGACGTTATCGCTGTACTGGTCAAGCTCTTTCTCAGGGGCGGCAGACTCGGCTTTGGTCGGCTCAGACGTTTCTGGAACGACCTTCGCCTCGCCTGTCTCAGCCACCTCCACGGTGGCAGGAACTTCGTCCTCGCCAACGTTAAATTCTAGCTGTTCATTCATACGATCTCTCCGTTACCACATGTGAAGGACGTCTTCGGGATCGGCAACCTTGCCGAGCACCTCGTCGTCGTTGATCAGGCGAATCTCGCCACCGTCGATAGGAATACGCGCGCCGGCGTAACGGCCAAAGATGATCCAATCACCGACCGCGCACCACGGGCCGGTTGGGAACTTTGACTCGTCGTTGTAAGCAAGCGGACCTACCTTCAGGACGTAGCCGCACACCGTGCTGACCTGCTGCTTGCGCTGAGTCTCCTCGGCAAGCGCGATACCGCCCTTCGTCTTCTCCGCACCACGGTACGGAAGAATGGCGATACGCCAACCGGTTGGCGTTGGAATGCGGTCCAACACGGACTCGTCCAACTTCTCCGGCTTCAGGCCTTCGCTGGTATACGCATCTTCCAGAGTCGGAACTCTGGCGGCTTCCTCTTCCTGCCACTTCTTTTCCAAAGCGGTCAGCTCTTTGACTTTCGTGCTCATAAGTCTCCTGTCAGGTTAAAACCGGTCATCTGAGTGCTTCTTCAGCAAATCCCGCACGGAATCCTCGACCAGCTTTAACCCTTCGAGACGACCCATCATGAAGCGATAACGCTCCATGTCGGCAATGCTGCCGTTAAGGACGATGCTCTCAGAGCTCTCACGGAGCTTTCTGATTTCTTTCAGTACTGCTTCTGCAAATTCAAGCATGGTGGGGTTCCATGAAAAGCAAGGGGTTTTGCGCACCCCCTGAAGCGCTTCAACTTAATAAATCTTGACGGGCCGATTGCCGTCCTTCTTCTTCACGACCTTGGCAGGGCCCATCACGCCGCCCTTGCTCATGTTGCGCGACTTGCCGGCCTTCGAATACGCAATGGCTGCCGCCTGCTTGGTGGCCTGCTTCACGCTGCTAGGCTTGCTGGTGCCGATCTTGCCCTTCTTTTTGAAGGAGCTAACCATCTCACCGATGTTTGAGCTAATCGTCTTTTGGCTTGAGCCACGTTTGAGCGGCATATCAACCTCCTTGCCGTGCTGCCTGCAATTGCAGGCGTTCTCGATCGATCTGCGTTGACTGTTGCAGCTTCTGCTGCTCGAGTTGCAACTTCTGTTCGTTGAGTCGGATCTTCGCCTGATCGGCAGCAGCGCGCTGCTCGATCTCCTTCTCTTTGAGCGCGACCAACGGGTCTTCGCCACCGCCTGCGGTGCCAGCAATCTGGTCCTGCATCGTGCGAACTTCTTGCATGTACTGCGCAACCTTGATCGCGATCATGCCTTCCTTCTGGATGGCCGACACCATGCGATCCGGATCTGTTCCGTACATCTTGAATAGATCGGCCTCAACGTCTTCTTCGGCCTTCAAGCGTACGTGCTCAAGAATATGCTGCTGAAGCACCATCGCGGCCATCGGATTGCTTTGAAGGATCGGCGAGAGGCCCATCATCAAGTGCGTGGCGATGTGCGCATCGTGCTGCTGGCCGGCAAAGGCCTTGAGCTGCATGCCGTTCAACACCGAAGCGTTCTCGGTCGCAGGATCACGCGGCATCTGCGTGTGCTGCGGCAACAAGATGCCGTCAATGTCACGTACGTTGAGCGCCGCGTACACGCGGTAGTACGCCTCGTACATGTTGTGCATCTGCGGCGCGCCTTGGGCAAGCTGCAACTGCATCTGTGCGAGCTGAATACGCTGCGCGGTGCTGAAGATGTTGGGATCGGCAACCGGAAGCACCGACACCATCTTGTTGAAGTCAGCGCGCTTGATCTTACGGCTCGCCCCCGGCACTTCGTACGGGTACTCATCCGGCAGATACTCGCCAAAGCCCTCAAACAGCAGTCGGAACTCCATCGACTGCGCGTAGTGCAGTCGCTTGTGGATCGCCGACATGACCATCGAGCCACGCTCAAGCAATGCGAGCGTCGTTCCGACCTGCGCGTACTGGTTTCCGTCACCAACCTGCATGTCCGCAGTGCTGGAGAGGCGCTTACCGGCGTCTACCAAGAACCCAAGCAGCGCGAACAGCACTTGACTCGGCTCTTTGTACGGCAGCGGCAAGAGTGACGACGAAAGTTCCGCGCCACCGGCGTCAATGTCACGCCATTCGCCCGGCTGGATGGGGTCAGAATCGTCCGCGATTCGCGCGCCACGGGCTTTGAAGCCAGCAGGCAGGTTTGCGAGCGTGCCAGCGTCAATTAATTGACGAAGTGCGGTCGTTGCACCCTTGGAAAGGCCGCCGACCAAGTGCACAAAGCCCAAACCGTACGCGCCGGGACCTTCCACGAGCACGTAGTGCACGTAATAGTTGCGACGACGCTTGAGCGGATCGTCTTCCTTCCAGTTTCGGCGCACACCAACAACACGAAGCGTGTCATCGGCCAGCGTAACGACGTACGGGAGCTTAATTTTGGTCGGATTGCCACTCTCGTCCAGGTCTTCAAAGCCCGGAATGTCCAAATCGACCAACATTTCCAGCAAAAACACTTCGCCAGCGCTATCTGTCGGCTGAACACCGACCACTTTGTCGATCGCAGCCTGAATTTGGCTCGGATCAACAGGCGTCGGCTCCAAATCCACCGGCACATCAAGGTATTCGCCAGCCAAAACACGCTTGCGGAACTCGTTGGAGTCCATCGCAATGCGATGAGTAAGGCGCGGACACTGCGAAATGACACTCGACCCGTTGTACGGGATGTAAATGTCGTCGGCCAAGCACAGTTTGGACACCATTCGGCCCAACTGAGCGTCGTAATAGACCTTCTTGAACGTCGAACCACCGTATCCGGTGTAGTACAGGAGTTGATCGAACTCCGGTGTGTACTCTTCCATCACCGTGGTGATCTGGTAATTCATGAAATCCTGCACGCGCGAGGCCTGCTGGAACTTGTCCACGGTCTCTTTGCCCAGGATTTGCGTGCGGACAGGACCGCCAGCCGGCATCAGCTCACGGAAAGCCTGTGCCTGGAACTGAATGATCGCCTCTTGCAGCATCGGATGCGTCGCACCCGAGGCACCACGGAAGGGTTTCGTGCGCTCTTCCATGCGCAAGCCCAGCAGATCCAGCCCCTTGGCGTACATCTGCTCCCAATCCGAGCGCGATCCCTTGTCGGCCTCGAACATCGAGGCCACGTCGATCGAAATACGGGCCAAGGCTTCCGGCTCAAGGACCTCGGCCAGGTTCGCATAGAAGTCCACTTCCTGCGCTTCGGCCTCGCCAATCTCCACTACCGCGCTGCCATCGTCCTCAAGAACGATCTCAATGTCCGGGGCAGCCGCTTCCTCGTCCGCTACCACGATGATGTCGGTGGCAGGGGCTTGGTTAATAGCTTTATCAATTGGCATGTTGATATCCTAACTTGTTGTCGACGGAGGCGCTACTGCCTACTTGCGCTTCTTGCCTAGCTTCTTCGAGATGAATTCGCCGTGGTCCTTGCTCATGCTGCCGCCCTTGGCCTTCTTCACGGGCTCATCCAACTTGCCAACAAAGTTCAGGAATGGCAGACGGGAGCGGAGTTGGATCATCTCATAGGGCAGATCTTCCGTACGACGGATCGTACGATTCGCCTCCCTGTTACGAGCCAAGAATCCCTTACCGTCAAACATCAACTTGATGTCCGACAGCAACGCTGCCGAAAGGGGTAGGTCTTCTTTGCGCGCTACTCTCGCAGCAAAGTCATTCTTCTCGAGCTTATCGATAATGTACGACTCCATGTCCTTCGGAGACACGCCGTACGCCATTGCCATTTGCTCTTCGTAGGGGAGCTTCTTGAAATCATCGCTATCATCCAACAGCGCTTCATACAAACCTTTAACGTTGGTTTGATACGCCGGCAGCGACGTCGATCCGTAGATTAGATCGTAGTAGCGATTTGGTATCTCGTCGTTAACCCGCTCGTGACGGAACTCATGCGACCACACCTTCGGGTTAGCACGAGTGCCTAATGCAAAGATACGCTTCTCGTCCGGCAGCGACTCGATCTGCTGGTTCAAGCCCCTACCCGCAACGCGGTTCATAAGGCTTTCTCGGACCTTCTCCGGAGCTGTCCCCTCGAAGTAGTTCATGCCGCCATAAGGAGAATACAGGTTTTGATCCGGCGCACCGATCAACGCAGACTTCGCAACCGTCTCCGGCGACACCAGATCCTTGAACTGATTACCAATCTTTGATCGGATCAAAGCCTCAAACTCCGGGGATCCCGGAGCACGGCCCTTGAGCTGTTCGTCGAGTTCCTCAAAGTAACGGCGGGTATTCTTTGGCATCAGCGCTTCTTCCCTTTGACTTCCCCGCCATCGGCAAACCGACGCGCGACTAACGGGCCAGCACGATCGAGCGTCGAACGGGTGAGGTTCTTGCGAGTGAGATTGCTCACGTCTTCCTTCTGGCCCTTCACCTGCTCCATCAACGCGGCGAGTTGTTCACTCGCTGACCCTTGGTCCGTGGACCCTGATCCTTTGCCAGCGGCTAACGACTCAAGGCTCATGCTCATCGCCTTACCGCGATCGGTCGCAGCAGACTTCGTAGTGGTGCGCTTCACGCTACGAGCGTTCGGCGACATGCGCACTTCGGTCTTCTCTTGCGCCGGCATGCTCGCGAGCAACCGCTCAAGCTCCGCCTTGGCAGAGTCGTCCTTGTCCGCTTCGCCACCTTCGGCAAAGCGCATCAGGCCACCGCCCGGTGCGAGAATCCGATTGCCCAAACGATCCGTGTAATAACCCAACCCCTGCACGCCGCCCAAAATAGTGGGCGAGAGGTTCGGGTTGTTGGCCAGCATCTGACCAACCATCGGACCCTTGTACGACTGCATCGGATTGATGTTCGAGGGCAACGTGCCAGGGAGCATGGCTCCAGGGACACTGCCAAAGAACTGCGGCTGCCCAGGCGTGTAGGTGATATCCGGCGCATTGGGAATTGTCACCGGCTTCGGCGGAGTACCTGTCGTCGGGGTGCCAGCGGTTACACCGGTCGTCGGAACGATCGGCGTGGTTCCCGTCCCAGTGCCACCGGTGTACCCGCCAAGGTCCACGCGGCCACGATTACCACCGAAGAGGTTCTCGTACGCCTTCATCAAATCCGACGGGACCGGAGTGATCTTGCCCGGCGGAGGAGGAGGAGGCGGGGGTGGAGTAACCGGAGGAGGTGGAGTAACTGGCGGCGGCGGAGTAACCGGCGTCGTCGGCTTCGGCTCGCACTTACCCGTGGCCGCATTGAAGGCCTGGCCTTCCGGGCAGCCCGTCGGCGTCGTGGTGATCGGCTCGCACTTGCCGGTGACAGTGCTGCGCACCGAGCCTTCCGGGCAGCCACCCAGGTCGATCGGACGGCACTTACCCGTAGCCGGATCTTGCTCGTAGCCAGGGCCGCACTTCACCTCCGGGGGAGGCGGTGGGGGCGGCGCTCCAATCGGCACGCACTTGTTGAGTACCGTGCTGAACACCTGCCCCTCCGGACACTGGTTCGGGGGCGGAGGAGGAGGCGGTGGGGGTGGCGGAGGTGGGGGCG